AGGTGTGGTAGCAGTTTCCTAGCTCATCAATCCTTTTTAGAATCCACACTTTCTTTATAATACTCATACATGCTCCTTGATATAACAATACCTCTAGTAATGTTTCTTGGTTTTCGTTCTGTTCTGTGTCTAGTAATCAATCCACCTTTGAATACATAGAGTCTATAGCCTAATAACATTTGTGTAACATCATGAGGTAGAACAAGTCTTTCTTTATTCTCTAGAAAGTCTTGGTTTGCATACCAATCCATAAACTCATAGGTGAACTGCTCATAGCGTTCTAGTCTATAAGGTTGACCTGTAATGTAGGAGAACATTTCTCTAGCTCTCTCAGGTACAGCCTTAATAAAGTCAATCTTAACACACAGCTCATTGATATAACTAATGTCAGAAGCTAGTTGATAAGCCATAGTATAGCTGATACCATACACATTCTCAAACTCAATAAACTGTCTAGCAATCTCTGAGGTCTTCCATTTATAGAAGTTATCAGGAGGTAGCTTATCTAAGAAGTCACAAGCCACAGCAAGTAAGAACTCACCTCTACTTAGCCCTGTGATACCTCTCTTGCTTATTGGTGTTGCATATCTGTGCACAAGAACAGTCTTCTCACTATCTAGCTTTTTAGCCAAACCATTAAGCTCTTTAAGTGTTATCATACCTTGTTTATTCGTATGTCTTCTCACAAAGTCCTTATCACCAACAAAGCGATACACAAGCACAGTAAGTAGTTTCTCTCTAATAGGTACAGGGTGATTGTTCATTGTCCTAATAAGAATCTGTGACATTTTATCAAGGTATTTAAGGTTGTTTGGATAGTGCTTACGGTACAAGGGATTTCTTTTCATACCATTCAAGTCATACTTATACTCAAAGGCATCACGTCTTAGGAGTACATACTCTTTAAGACCTTCTAATGTTATTGTCATATTTGCCCTCCTAGATGCACACAAGAAATGTCGTAGTCTAACTAGTAGACACACAGGCAAGCTATAATCTAGGTAGAAAGGAATAGACCTAAATTACTTATAACGGATAAAGAAAGGGGGTGCTTGTGTGCATTTAGGAAGGAAAATCCTTCCACGCTAGAATTAATAATAAGAGTAAAAATCATGACGAGGGTTTCCCCTCATGGAACTGGTAGGTAATCTGTCTAATGGGAAAACGTATTACAGGTAAAAATCAGCATGAAAATTTAACAAATTAAGGAGTGTTTCCCTACCAGCTCTATGAGAGGAGTGACTAGGTGTTAATTAGAAATTAAATCTTTCTTTATTTATAGTTTAGTTGGTTAGTCACTCACCCTATTAGCTAATTACTCTGCATCAGACCAATCGTCTGTGTCAACATCTACGTCCTCAGAATCATCTTCATCAAGAGCGAAGAAGTCTACAACGTTCCATGAAGGTTTGTCATTGTAAGGTTGACCCTCTTTAATAACAATACCTACATATTTACCTTGAAGGTCATCAGTATCTACAGCTTCTTCATCTTGCATACCTAATGCTGAGAGTAGGCTGTAAAGTTGCTCACGTCCAATCTTGTTATCCAACATGAATGAAGTGATTGTGTGAGGAGCATTTTGACCAAAGTCACCTTTAAGTGTCACTTTAACCATATCAATCTGTGAGCGTGATACAGTCTGCTCTACACCTTGAATAACAGCTTCATATCTGCCAGGTTCATAGGCAAAATCTTCTTTTTTAGTTGCTTTAACTGTAATAATTGACATTATTCTTTAACCTCTTTCGTTTTTGCTTGTGTGCTACCATCAGTCAATCCCACAACAGCTTCCCATGTAGGGTTAATCATTGTATCAGGGATTGTAAGACCAGGTTTACGAGTTACTTTGAGTGTGTAGATAGGATTTCCTGCAAGACGTACTTGGTAGAAGTCCTTAACCTTTTTCTCACCCTTCACAATCTTAGATTTAGTCACACGCTCTGTATGACCAATGATACGAGATGATGCTGTAATGTACTTAGCCACACTATCCATAAGGTTAGGTACAGTCTGTGCTGGTACATTCTCATCTACTACATCTTCAATGTTCAAGTTCTTCTCTTGTGCAATAACATACACATTCTTACCTTGATAAGATAAGTCCACAAGTTCATCAATAAAAGCTTTCAAGCGAGTAGATGCTTCACCATAATGGTTAATAAGCATTTTCTTGATATTATTAGATTCCATAATGTCCTTGTAGCAAAGCTCTTGAACATTTGTTAAGTGGTCTACAGCGATACTATCAAAATCTTTAGCATAGCTTAGAGCTTCAATCACGTCATTCCAACTAGCACACTCAGCTACAGAGAAACGGTCATCTTGTTCCACAGAAGCAAGTCCACGGTCTGTGTCAATAATCAATACATTACCAGGTAATGAGTTGATAAAAGATGACTTCCCAGAACCAGGTAAACCATAGAAAACTGTCATTGTGTGTAGCTTAATTTTATTTAACTTCTTTAGCTTCATTATTTTCTACTTTCCAGTTGAACCATATCCACCACGGTCAGCATTACCAAGGCTCATTACTTCCTTGAAATGTAGTTCAGGTTGGTTCTTTGTAATTCTGAACTGACACAAGCGGTGTCCTTTTTCAATGCTTCCAGCCTTTGTAGCATAGAACTTAGCACCCCAATAGTCATTATCTCCACAGAAAGAGTTATCAATGATACCCATACTGTTTGTGAGTAATAGACCAGTGTTTTGGAAAGTGCTTGAGCGAGGTAATAGGTGTGCTTCATAACCTTTAGGTAATTCCATAGCTACACCAAAGTCAATCACTACTGTGTCACCAGCTTTATATTTAATTTCTGTATTGGATTCAAGGTCAATCCAATCTCCAATCACAATACGATTGATAGGACTAACTCCATCATCTCGTACCTTTACTTTAATTACTTTGAAATTATGTAGCAATTCATATAGGTGTACAAAGAAGTTCAATCCAAAGTACACAGCTACAATAATCACAAGGGCTAATTCAATCTTAGTCATTGTTTTTATAATACTCCTCTATAAGCTTGTTTAATGCATATTCCATAATCTGAGTTCCTGAGTAATAAGTAGAATAAGTATTTGTTTCGATAGCCCCTCTAAGAAAGAGTATCTGTGTCTCATCAAGACCATCTTTAACATCCTCTTCTTTTAGCTCATAATTTTTCTCAGAACAATATACAAAAAGCATTGCTTGTTGAGCTTTAGTAAGGAATACTTCTGCTTTCTTAAGGTCTTCTAAACCATTCTTATATTTATATCTCCACACATACTTTACAGCAGAAGCAACTAAAGGATTCAGTCCAGCTTTTATCCAGAAATCCCAACACTCTAGCTTTGTGTGTGTATAGCGTTTAGGATTTACAATATCTTCACTCATTACTTCTTACCTCGTCTGTCAATATAAAACACGGAGAGAGCAAAGATAACAATTAGAGCTTGCTCTAGTAACTTATACAAGTTATCACTCATGATAATCTCCAATTCTCTTAATCTTTAGTCTGTACTCAGCTAAGTCTTCCTCAGCCTTAACTAACTCCAAGTAACGGATTGGTGATAGTGTTACAGAGGTTACTCCATCAATACCCCCTAGAAGGCTCTCAATTTGCTTCTCCTCGGTTTTTCTGTAGTTCCTTATAATATGTCCAAGATGCTCTTTATCATCTTCTAGGGATGTTTTAGAGCCTTGTAGGACTATTACAAAGTAAATAGAAACACACAGAGCTATAATCAGTACAGTAATCACTGCTAAAAGTGCTTCAATCATTCTACTAACCTATAGTGCTTCACTGTGAAGCCCTCACCTTTCGTTGTTACTACTACTTTATCTTCTGTGAGCTTATCTTTTAAGCCTAAGTAATAGGTATCACCACTGTAATCTCCATCAATGATGCTAACTACTACTTCCCCACAGTAATCTTCAAAGGCTTTGAATGTTCTTGCTCCTCCAATGACCCAAACATCTCTGTCAGTTTCTTTTTCAAACTGTAAGACCTCCTCCACAGAGTTAGCAATGTATACATTCTCATCATCATAGCCATCAATCTCATCTTTGTGTGTCAATACCACATTGATTCTACCCTTAAGGGGTTTACTTCCAATTGATACCCATGTAGCTAGACCCATGACAACTACTCCACCTGTTGTTTGGTTTTTAAAGTAGTTAAGGTCAGCTTTATTAGACCAAGGTAATCTCCCTTTGTTACCAATCAGTCCATTCTTATCTTGTGCCCAAATAAACTTAAGCATCTTTTTTCTCTTCTTCTTTTTTAACTGTGATTCCATTGAAAGTCACACGTCCATCACCAAACTTAACGCTTGTGATAATCTTGTCTTCACCTTCAAGGAACTTGTTTAGGTTTTCATCAAACTGCTCTGTGTTAGCTGTTTTGAACGTTTTAGTAAAAGTATCTTTACCCATAACTTACCTCACTCTATAGTAAACAATAGCTGTATAGTATGTAGAATAACCTACTGGACAAGAAGAAAACGATATATTTACATCTACCTTATACTTGATAAAATCATTTATCTTTTGTTCAAGTTCATATCTACTAGAGCTTTCAAAAATCTTACATTCCATATAAAAGTTAAGGCTACACAGATAAACCATGTAGCCTATCTCCTTTAATCTACTTTAACTAGGAACGCTTCATGATTGAATTGAGGGAAACGTTCTTCAATTTCAGCAAGAGTGAATTTACCAATCTTGTCAGTACCATGACCAAGTACGTCAGCTTCTTCTGTGAATCCAGAAAGTTCACCGTTAGCATTGATAGCAATGTATGGTGCTTTAACACGTCGTGGTTTCTTACCTACAAAGATAATGTATTTATCTTCTGTTGATTGAGCTGATGGA